ATAACAAGTGTGAAGTATCAATTCGGTCGGCCAGAACCTATTTCGATAGCGTTTGCGACTACGACTAAACTTGCGCCAGAAGACAAAAGAAAAATGAACGAAAAGATAGCCGAGGCTGTAGTCATCGGCGGAGGGTCCAAATAGACATGGATGACGGTTTTGATGTTCGGTTGAGTAGAGCAGATTCTCTCGCAACGAACAAAGAAGGTTCTTCTTCGTTGCACATCGGTATTGTCACGGCTGTCACCGCCGCCACACAAACAGTATTTGTCAGGATTCCCGCAATCAATATTGAGGCTGCTGTCGGTCCGTACAAATGCATTCAGCCGTTTAGAAACCAAGTTGCGACTCCGGTCAAGCAAACAGTTACCACTACATCCGCTGCCGACCCCGATGGTGGAACATTTTTGACGAGTGCATCATTGAGTTCATCCACAACCGATATTCAAGGCGTGTACGGTTCCCTCGTCTTGCCTGTTGTCGGAGACCGCGTGGTGGTACTCTTGATTAACGACTCTTTGGATGAAGGCGTGGTAATCGGAAAACTATGAACACTTTACGTCTGCCTATTGCTTTCAATTTCGACAGCACAATGGAAACGATTACTGACGGCACCGACGAATTTTATGCAACGCTGCTCGGAAACGCGATACAAATACAAAAAGGCGAACTTGCATTGAGCAGACTTTTCGGTATAGACGACCCTTCTTTTTCGGGTAAATCTTTGACCACCCTCATAAACGAGGCGGCATCGTATGTTCCAGAAATCCTAGTTTCTGAAGACTCAACAGTAACGAGAGCAGATAGCGACGGAAATATTAATCTAAAAATAAAATTTAAGAAAGTTACCTAATTATGTCCAACCCAAATTTTCAAGAATATGTAGATTTCACCGTTTTTGACTTAGATGCGGATGAGGTTTACGAAGATGCGGTTGAGTATGCACAAACATCTTTTCCTGAATTCACTCCGAGACTCGGAACAGTTGAAAATGCCCTCCTAGAGGCGACATCCTTTCAAACGGCATACATGGTTGACGCAGCCAACCGTCTACCAAACGGGTTGATGGAGGGATTGCTGAAACTCATGGGTTTCAACAGAATTAGTGCCACACCATCGGAAGGAACCGTAACATTTGACGTGACCGTAAACACCGGCGTGACAATTAGCGCTGGAACCGTTGTTTCGTTTGACGTGTTGGTTGATGGTGTATTGACACAGTTTTTGTTTGAGACCATCAACGATTTGGTCATCGCTTCGGGAAATACTTCTGGAACCACAGCAGTTGAGGCTGTTACGCCATCGGAGTATCCCGATATCCCAGTCGGGTCACCACTTACACTCGTTTCAACGAGCCCGTTCATTTTTGATATGACCTTGGCTTCGCTGAGCACAAAAGGAACTGACGCAGAAACAGATGAGGAGTACTTTTCAAGAGGCGCAACGTTTCTCGGCTCTTTGAATAAGTCACTTGCAACAGCCTCACAAATGACGGACTATATAGCCACCACCTATCCAACTGTCGCAAGATTTAAGGTTTACGATTTGACGCAGGCAAAACAAACTGACGTGATTAACGCTGTTCTCGCTGCGAATACCGTGACTCTGACTACACGGTATGCGCATGAATTGAGTGTTGGCAACTCTGTTGTCGTCGCCAAGATGACAAATACCGTGTATAACGGAACATACATGGTTGTGGCAACACCAACTTCCACAACTTTTACTTATTCAAGAACCAATGCCGACATCGCTTCCGCAGCGACGACCGTAGGGCATGTGTATCTTGCCAACGGAATGCAATTTGCAACTGCAAATGTTGGTGGCGCCGTGTCGGTATCAATGTGTGATTCCGAAGGTGAACCGATATCCGTCGCACAAAAGTTGATAATTGAAGAAGATTTGGAACTCAAGACAGTTGCTGGCTTGAAAATTTATATGCACGATACGCATACTTTTGCTGTCGATGTTGCTATTTCTGTAAAAACACTAGCAAATTTTTCTACTGCGTCCGTTTCGCTTGCTGTTTCTAAAGTAGTTGAGGATTACCTTTCTATTAACGGATGGGATTTTGAATCTTCCATTGACCAAAGAAAATTGAGTGCGATGGCAGCAAAAGTTGACGGTGTGTCCTATGTGGTTTCTGTTGTGTCAACGCTTCCGTCTGCGGTACCCTTACTTGCAACGGCTGCTGGCGGTGATATAACACTCCTGCAAAAAGGAGCGATACCTATCGGTAATTGCACGACTACGGCTACATGACATGACCGTAGTTAATTACATTGATGAATCAGAAAGAATATTCAGGGAGCCTGTTGCCTTCGCTCAGTTGAGCGATTTGTGGCGTGCCGAAGGTGGGCTTTCTTTGTCCCCTAGCACGACCGTATATCAGGATTCAGAATACGGGTCTTTACTGGCAAACGGCGATATTTCGGGGTCCGTGTACTTCAATGATTGGTTGAACCCCGCAACAGACATTCCTTCACAATTTTCGGTTTCTGGTGCCACAGATTTGAACGATGACATTGTGTCTTTTGTTTGGGTTCGTGCTACAAAAAATTGTGTTTTGCGAATGAGAAATATCAGGACAGTGGCTACATATAACACAGCAACTGGCAATTACGAACTGTCCACCGATGCAAACGACAGGGTTGTGGGAGAATGGGGAACCCTGCACTATCTGCTCGGCGTACAGGACGAGCCGACATGGAAACTATTACGGGCGAGAATGCTGGCTTTGACAGACGACGGAAATGATGTTCGCTATGCCATGGGGTTTGAAATTGAAATCGTTTTTGATTCGGTTGCGGGGGATGTGAACATCTCTCGTCCGACTATCACCATGTTGGGTGATGCGTTTGAAAACGAGTTTCTTTTAGAATGTGTTCCGTTGTTGCCAAACTTGTTGCTAGAAAACGATTTTGCAGACCCGACGACGAATTCTGTGCAGTTTCCTTTGATTCGTTTATTTGATGTCATGACACATTCGTTGACAAAGGTTCAAGAAACCTTAAAATCTTTCATTTATAGAAATGAAAGTCAAGGTTTTGAGGAATCGGAGATTGAAACATATAATGCCCTCATCTCACCGATATTGATAGATAGATTAGACCAATTGAAGTGGTTGGCTCAGTTCAGGGGGCGAGAACTTATTGTAACTTTTGAGCCATCCACTGAGGGCGAAGAGTGGACAGAATTTGTTTTGGACAGCGCAACTTCCGGTGTTTTGGATTCAACTTCTGTAATTGCGACGTCAGAAACATCAGTTGGTGGACTTTCTGGCGGTGTTGCTGCGTTCTTTAAATGGCAGGTAGAAAACGGATACTACGGTCATAACGCGGGAACTATTACTGCAATGGTTGAAGCGATAAAACTTTTGTTGGATGGCGACAAAACAGTAAATTATACGGTTGGTGTGAATACGGTTGCATTCCAAACCAAAATAGGTCAAACTTATGGCTCTAGTGGTTTGTCGGTCGGTCAATCAAACCCGAATGTTTTGCTGGTGCTTGAACCTGCGCGACCACTGGGGCTCATAGTAACCCACGAACTAATATCTTAAATGTTTCCTCACCGTCCTGTGGGAAAGTATCGTGTAAAATTGTGTTATCCCGAAGAAGGGTGGTGCAATGTCTGACGACGATGCGAAGCAAGAGCAAATGATGCAAGATATTCAGAATTCCATCAAAAACGCCTTGCCAGACAAAATCGTCACAAATTACATCATCATCGCAGAAGTTGCCGATGAAGAGACCCAAAATCTTCACTTAGCCGTTTCTCAAACCATGACACCATGGCTTGCTTACGGGATGCTTCACTCGGCAAGCGGAATGCTTGCCGAAGGTGAAGTTGATTTTGCTAATCCAGAAGAATCAGAAGATAACGAATAGTTAAGGGAGTAACGATGAACAGCAACGTAAAAGCAAACTTGGGTGACCAAGCAGTAAAGGGAGCAGCGCTAGGCGTTCTTGCGTATGCCGCAGATAAGGCTGGTTTAAGCACGGAAGCCGTGGCATTTCTTATGCCCGTCGCCTTGACAGCCCTCGCGTGGCTTTCCACGAAAATTGGCGACAAAACGACCACCGCCCTATTTCAGGCAGCACAAGCAGCGATTAACGAACACGGCAAGAAAAAGAAGTAACTTCCCTACCACTACATCTGTTTTCCTTTATAATAAGACACAGGTTTTGTGTCGAGGTAACAAATGCTGGCTGGTAGATATAACATCATATGCGACCAAGGTTCTACCTTTGTGCGTGAGATTGAGTTGATGGATTCTGATGAATCACCGTACAATCTCACTGGTTACACGGCGAGAATGCAGGTGCGTCGGGAGGTTGATTCGTCCGGCAGCCCCTTGATTGAACTCAGCACCGCCAATGGGCGCATAGTTCTATATAACGCAAGTGGAATCATTGAACTTAAATTGACCGCAGGTGAGACGGCAGGCTTGACAAGAGGCGGTTACTACGATTTGGAAATCGTACAAACCTCAACAAGTAAAGTTTTTAAAGTTTTGAGGGGCGAGTTCCGTCTGGAGAAAGAGGTTACGCGCTGATGCCGACGATTCCCGTGAACCTGAATAATGCTGATTTTAATGTTGTTGTTGAGGACCAACGCAACATTGTTCAAATTGTTGCCGAAGAACCAAACGTTGTACGTGTAACTATTCCAGGTCTCATTAATAGGCAGTCCTTGGTTTACGGGAGCGGTGTTCCTTGGGAGATTGAGGTGGAAATCTAATGCCCAATATCCCGTCGGACTACGGAAACGTCGGAGATATTTACATTGATGTAGATACTGGTGATTTCTACGGACCCAAAACAATAGCAGGGTGGCCGGACGCGCCGTTTTTCACCGCCCTCACTTCTTTGACGGTAGATGAAGCAGTTCTCAATGACCGCCATGTCCATACTCAAAACGCTGCCTCATCCACATGGACGATTGTGCATGCGCTCGGTGGACGCCCGTCTGTCACGGTGGTTGATTTAGCATCAACCAAGGTTTATGGGGAAATAGTGTATGATAGTGACACACAAATAAGAGTTCTTTTTTCGGCTCCTTTCAGTGGTTACGCCTATTTGACGTGAGGTAAATAATGGCTCAGAAGTTCCTAACGAGTATAGACCTTAATCAGAACCAACTGATTAATGCCAAGTTTGAGTTCGCTACCTCTGACCCTGGTTCGGGCAACTTCGAGGGTCGCCTCATCTACAACTCAACCGAAGACACCATCAAGGTCTATTCGGGTTCCGCGTGGAGAAAGATGCTCCACAATGTCGTCAAGGGTGGCGCGCACACAGATGCGATAACACTCAACGAAGAAAACGGCACGATTACCATCACGCTCAATCTTGCCGATGCGGACAGCGCGGGCTTGCTAACCGCCGCGCATTTCAACGACCTAACCGCCGCAACAGCGGACGCAACTGGCGGCACACTCGCCAAGCGTGATGGTAGCGGAAGGATTCATGTCGGCACCCCGACACAGGACACCCACGCCGCCAACAAGTCTTACGTTGACGCTGCCCGTCAGGGTCTTGATGTCAAGAAGTCGGTGCGCGTCGCGACAACTGCGGCGATTAATATCGCCGAGGACCTTGAGGCTGGCGACGTAATCGACGGAGTAACTCTCGTCGCTGGCGACAGAGTCCTCGTCAAGGACCAAAACACCGCCTCGGAAAACGGCATCTATGTTGCCGTTGCGTCTGGCGCCGCTTCCCGTTCTTCTGATGCAAATGGAACTGCGGACACTGGCGAACTTTCGGGCGGCACATTCACGTTCGTTGAGGAAGGTACCACGAACGCAGACCACGGGTTTGCCATTTCATCCAATGGACCGCTTACTGTCGGCACGGATGCAATTACCTGGACGCAATTCTCTGGTACTGGTTCGTTTACTTCTGGTAATGGTTTGTCAAAAGACGGCAACACAATCAACGTCAACGTCGTTGCGGATAGGACGGCAATCACTGGTGATGCAGTTGATATTGCTTCCACTTACGTCGGTCAAGCAAGCATCACGACACTTGGAACAATCACTACTGGCACATGGACCGCCACGGATGTCGGTATTGCACATGGTGGTACGAATGCGTCTGACGAGACTACGGCAAGAACAAACCTTGGTGTCAAGACGACCGTTGGTGCGGTTACAACCTCAACATCTACTCTTGCAAGAATTGCCTCGCAGGGCTGCACCGCAAGCGCATCAGGGCAATCAGTAACGACGGTTACCCACAACTTCAATACTAAAAACGTAATCGTTCAGGTGTACGAGGACGCAACGGGTGAAACGGTCTATGGCGACGTGATACGCAACAACACAAACACCGTGACGGTCACCTTGCAGGGCAGCAGCATCGCGACGGATGCATTCAAAATTGTCGTAACGGCGGTTTAATCCATAGTTGACCTTGAGGGGTCAACGAACTATAGGCAATAGCGATTGAGGTCGCAAGTGGCACAAAAACTTTTAACTCCGCTGACGATTAAGAATTTGTCGTCTCCTGGTTCAGACGCAGTAACCGTATTTGTAAACGGCGAAGCATACGGAAGATTAAGAATTGAAGCAGGCGGTCGCATGTCATGGAGCGACGGCACAGGAAACCATGACACGAATTTGTACCGCGAGAGCGCCGACACTCTCACAACGGATGATATTTTCAAAGCGCTCACCGCTCTTGTATCCCCCATAACTTCTGGCGCGCCGAGCGCCAACGTGCCAAACGGTGCAATCGCCGTAGACAATCTAAATAACAGATTGTATTTCAGGTCCAATTCAACGTGGCGCGTCGTACAAGGTGGGGCAACAGTTTCAGCCAATGCGCCCGACAGTCCTCTTGAAGGTGCGCTTTGGTTTGACACCGACGACAACAAACTTTACATACGCCAAGGCAACGCATGGGTTTTGGCTGGCGGCAGCGGAAGTTCAGTAACCGTTAGCGACAACGAACCAGCATCTCCATCCGTAGGCAATCTTTGGTACGAATCTGATACGGGGAAGATGTTCATCTACTACGACTCGTTCTGGGTTGAAGTCAGCGGCGATACGGGTCCGCAAGGTCCTGCTGGTCCTGTTGGTCCGACTGGCGCTACTGGTCCCACGGGTGCGACGGGTCCTACTGGTCCAGCGCAATTTGCTTCCATCGCATCATCCGCCCCAGCCTCGCCGACCGCAGGACAACTTTGGTTTGATTCCGTCAACGGCGACACCTACATCTACTACGACAGCAGTTGGATTCAAATCACTGGTGAAGAACCACTCGTTGAGGACATCAACGACTTGTCTGATGTCTCCGTTACAAGCCCAGTCGGTGGACAGTTTCTCAAATACAACGGAACATCATGGGTTAACGACGCCATTGATTTGGGCACACATACGACGGGAAGTTACGTTCAGAGTCTCGTTGCGGGAACTGGTGTAACGCTCACCAACAACTCTGGTGAAGGTGCGACGCCGACTATCGCCATTGGTCAGGCAGTGACCACAAACTCCAACGTCACATTCAACGATGTAACTGTAGATGGAAACCTGACGGTAAACGGAACAACCACAACCCTGAACACCGAAACACTTACGATTGAAGACAACATTGTCGTACTCAACAGCAACGTCGCCGCATCGCCGAACACAAACGCAGGCATTGAAGTAGAGCGAGGCACATCAGCAAACGTGCTTATTCGCTGGAATGAAACCGCCGACAAGTGGCAGTTCACGAACGACGGAACTAACTACTCAGACTTGGGTTCTGGCGGTGCGACCATCTCGGCTACACCACCCTCACCAGTTGACCCTGGTGCAATGTGGTTTGACTCCGACACAGGACAAACATTCGTTTACTACGATTCGTCGTGGATTGAAATAGGCGGCGCTGGTGGCGGAGCCAGAATGTTCGCTGGGTCGAACGCTCCGTCTTCCCCGCTTGAAGGTCAATTGTGGTTTGACTCCGACACCGCGCAAACCTTCGTGTACTACGACTCGCAGTGGGTTGAAATCGGCGCGTCAGCAATGGCAGCAACTGTTTCAGCAAACGCACCAGTCAGCCCGATTTCTGGTCAGATATGGCTTGACTCAGATACGGGCGGCGTGTACGTGTACTACTCTAATGTGTGGATTGAAGTCGGCGCAGTTCCACAACTGACGAGCGCCGCCATCAATACGGCGCTGGGATACACACCAGCAAATTCATCAACAGCGGCAACAACGGGCAAGGCAATCGCCATGTCCATCGTGTTCGGAGGATAAATCATGACGGCACCAAACATCGTGGGGGTCACGACGATAAAGGGACAGACGGCGTTCCTTGCCGTCACGACGACCCCGACGCCCATACTGAAGAATGAGGGTAGCAGCGCTGGCACGACCATCGTGGTAACAAACAGCGGCGCGTCGGCTTACGTTGTTGGTGGTTCAAATAATGCAACCTTGAACCTTACACGTGGCGCAACCTATACATTTCAGGTGAATGCAGTCGGTCATCCGTTTTGGATTCAAAGTTCATCTGGTGCGTACAACGCAGCGAATGTAGTTACATCTGGTATTAGAAACAATGGCACGGAACTTGGTTACATCACTTATCAAATTCCCGCCGACGCACCGAACACCCTGTATTACGTCTGCCAAAACCATTCGGCGATGGGGGGCACAATAAACGTGACTGGTACTGCGAGCAACTCCAACAAGGTGCTGAAGGTCAACGCGCTGTACGTCTCCAACGTAGACGGAGTAAACGCCGCGGACGTGACAGTGGACATCGTCAGGTCGGGAACTTCGTACAGGCTTGCCTCGACGATTGCCGTTCCAGCCGACTCGACGCTGGACGTGATTTCCAAGTCTATTTATCTTGAGGAGGGCGACATTCTTCGCCTCACCGCTTTGGTGAACGGCGACCTTGAAGCGGTCTGCTCTTACGAAGAGATTAGTTAATGCGTAAGCGTGGCGGACGCATAGGACCGTTGCAAACGGTAAGCACATCTGTCGCTTCTGGTTTCTGGGATTTGACCACACATCAACAAAATGTCGGTTCAACGAACTGGCCAGTTAATTCAAGAAGTGTTGAATACTTAGTAGTTGCTGGCGGTGGTGGTGCTGGTCACACCGGTTCAGGAGTTGGTGGTGGCGGTGCAGGTGCTGGGGGTTTTAGAACAACATCGGGTAGTTTGACTCTTGGTATTTCATACGCGGTTACTGTTGGTGGCGGTGGTTCTGGAGGAACTGGTAGTGCTGCTTCAACATCTGGAGTTGATTCAAGTTTCAACGGTTTGGTTTCCACTGGAGGTGGAAGGGGTGGTCACGGTGGTGCTAACGGCGGTAGCGCAAATGGCGGTAACGGTGGTAGCGGTGGCGCAGGTGTATATATTGGTGGCGGAGCACAAGGTTCGCAGGGTATAACTTCACCAGCAACCAGCCCAGCACAGGGTCATAATGCTGGCGCTACAACAAGTTCTGACTATTCCAGCGGCGGCGGTGGAGCAGGTGGAGCAGGTACAGTGGGAGGCAGTGCTGGTCACGGTGGTCCTGGTGCTTCCTCTAGCATTAGCGGAAGTAGCGTAACTTACGGTGGCGGTGGAGGTGGCGGTGGTCGTGATGGCGCTGGCAGTTCAAATGGCGGTTCAGGTGGTGGCGGTGCTGGAAGTGGCAACGGCAACGGTGGTAATGGAACTACCAATCGTGGCGGTGGCGGTGGAGGTGCTGGCTGGAGTAGCGGCTCCACTGGCGGCGCTGGTGGAAGCGGAGTTGTAATAATTCGCTGGGCAACTTCTGTTCATACCGCAGCCGCATCAACGACTGGTTCCCCTTCTTACAACGGCGGCGCTGGCGGATATCACGTATACACATTTAATGGCTCAGGCTCAATTACTTTGTAGGTGTTATGTTCTATAATGTAAACCGACTGTCATAGGAGTGTAAACAAATGGCTCATTTTGCACAGATTAATTCCGACAATGTGGTGACACAGGTAATCGTCGTGTCCAACGACGACTGTGGCGGGGGAACGTACCCCGCAAGCGACGCAGTTGGCGCCGCATTCTGCAACAACCTATTGGGTGGCACGTGGAAGCAGACCTCGTACAACAACAACTTCCGCAAACGCTACGCGGGAATCGGGTATGCGTTCAACGAGGAACTCGATGCATTC